CATCCGTGACGGTGGCCACCAGATGAGGATCAATCCAGTCCAGGTCCGAGACTGATAACAGTTACCGACTAAAACGTGATACCCTTGCCTCATGCGAGCGGTAGATGTTGAGCCTCGTGCGGTTTGAGGAGATTCAGACTACTGCGGCTGTGCTCCCTCCACGTCCCAGTTGGATGGTCGAGCCTGGAGCAAAGAGGCGGCCAAACGACTTCCCGGAAGAACCGAAGGGTTGAAGTCGGTGACAAGTTCGAGCGGCTGACTGTGTTGTCCACAGAGTTCCGGCGCATCCCTAGCGGTGGTGCCTACTTCCTATACGAAAGCCAGGACCACCTGATGGACCACATCCCCATGAACCCCCGCCTCTGGAACCTCTACGTGGCCAGGGCCAAGGCGAAGTTCGCCGGACACTACCCATCCCCCGGCGCTTCTCACTGGGTACACGAGGAGTACGTGAAGGCCGGGGGCCGGTTCGTGGCCACCGACCATGCCGACAAAGAGACGACGCGGGTCAGCAAGGAGAAGTACGCCAAGATCTCCCACGAGGGCAAGAAGGCCGACAAGGGGAAGTGACAGATAACCCTTGCATCAGGTAAACTGATAGACATGGGCAAGAAGAGGACGGCACTGGACGACGCGGTGGGGGAGACCTTCGGGCTGCTCACGGTGATCGGAGTCGTTAAGCAGGGCCGTAAGGGGGTCGTGAAGGCCCGGTGCCGGGGCAGCAACCTGGTGGATGTTCGTCTCGACCTACTGAAGTCCGGCAACAACCGCTCCTGCGGTAAGTGCGTGGCGAAGACGGTGGGCCGCAGTAAGGCCGCCAAGAACACCGCTCAACGCTTTCGTCCCACGTACAACCCGCCAGGTAAGAAGAACTCACTACCCGGCACAAGCACGGAGCGCCTCTACACGCTCTGGAACCAGATGTTCGCCCGGTGCTACAACCCGAACCACAACCGGTACCACCTCTACGGTGGGCGTGGAATCGAAGTAGACGAGGCCTGGCTCGACTACACGGACTACCGCGAGTGGGCCACCAGTAATGGCTACAAGCGCGGCCTACAACTGGACCGCATCGACACGGACGGTAACTACGGCCCGGACAACTGCCGCTGGGTGACCAGCAAAGAGAACAACAGGAATCGCCGCAACAACCGAATGATCACCTACCAAGGAGAGACGAGGACTCTGTCCGAGTGGGCCGAAGACGAGCGGTGCCAGGTGACGTACCGGATTCTGTGGGAGCGTTTACAGGACGGTGTGTCCTTTGAGAACGCGCTACTCACCCCTCAGCGACGGAAGAACGGGTACCGATTGATCACGGCCTGGGGTGAGGAGAAGTCGCTTACTGAGTGGGCCAAAGACCCGAGGTGTTCGGGAGTTAGTCGCACCACTCTGTGGAAGCGGATCAACGATGGGTGGGTGCCTGAGCGAGCCATCACCACACCCGTCCGCGTTTAGGACCAGAAGTTCACCCGCTACTTGATGGAATGGGAAGTGTGACCCACCTTGTCCGTATGCGTGCCCCCGAGCCGCCCGCGCCAAGATCGTGAGGTGATCTAAAACCTCGTGTCTATCGACTTCAGTCCGCCCTCCTACCGAGCCGCCAGTTCTGACTTGACCATTTCAATCAGTCCGCTTGGCCTCGTAGAGTTGGCGGACGAACATACCCCGTAGAGTTCGAGGTTCACGATATGTGCCCCCTTCGGGGGGTGCATATCGTGAGAAGATCACGGACCACGTCTTAACCGCTACTCGCTGAACTACGCGATGTACCTGGGGCACCACCACGGATTCCGTCGAGAGACGGGTGAGCCCCAACTCACCTTCAACTACTACCGCGCCTTCACCGACTTCATCATCCGCTTCGTGTTCGGGCAGGGCGTACACTTCCGCTCACCCGAGGCCACCGAGGCCATCATCCCCGACCTGCTCAAGCGGATCTGGGAGGTGGACAACGACAAGGAGAAGGTCCTCCTTGAGATCGGGCAACTGGGCGGGGTGTCGGGGGACGCCTTTACAAAGATCGCTTACGAGGAGCCCTTCCTAGATCCTGCCGGTAACTACCACGCGGGCCGGGTCCGGCTGCTGCCGCTGAACCCTGCGTTCTGCATGCCGGTGGAAGACACCGAGATCCTAACCCGACGCGGGTGGCTCTCTGCCTACGACCTGAAGACAGACGACCAGGTTCTGTCTTTGGACCAGGACACCGACGAGTTGGTGTGGGCCGATGTTGAGGCTGTCAACGTCTTCAACTGGGACGGGGAGATGCACCTGTGGGAGTCCGAGCGATTCTCGGCCCTCTCCACTCCCGATCACCGCTGGATTCATCAGACGGGCCGTGGTAAGCGCAGCATCCGCACCTCCGCAGAGATCTCCTCACTGAAGGGGCGGGGAGGGGCACAACTAGTACTTGCCGGAGGAACGCCTACCCACTTCCCCTCCGAAGCCAAGTACAGCGATGACTTCGTGGAGTTGGTCGGGTGGACAGTCACTGAGGGCGCTCTGGAGCGGGGATCGTCGGCCATCCAGATCACCCAATCTCAGCGTCACAACCAGGAGTTCTGCGCTCGTATCGACCGGCTTCACAAGTCCTTCGAGCAGACCTACACCTACCACCGCGACGAGACTGACTGCACCGTCTGGAGGTTCAACAGCCAGGTGGGTCAGGCCGTCCGTGAAGTGTTGGGCAAGAACAAGGGCATCAAGCCAGAGTTCCTCACCGCTCTGACCTACCACCAGGCCGCGCTGCTCTACAACACCCTGATGGATGGTGACGGAGACACCCGGCGTAAGCGCGGTGAGTTCTTCTGGCAGAACAACTGGGAGGTCATGGACTCTTTCCAGATGCTCGCCATGATGCTGGGCAAGCGTTCCACGGGACGCATGATCAAGCGGGACTTTGGCCGCTACGACGAGGCCAAGGATTCCGGCACCGTCTCCGTGTACCAGAACCGCACTCACGGACTGGCTGACATCAAACGTTCCACGGTCCATTACAAGGGCCTTGTATGGTGCCCCACCACCTCCACCGGAACCTGGGTAGCCAGGCGGAAGGAGGTGATGCAGGACGGAAGCGGTAAGAAGGTCATCTACTTGACCGGAAACTGCTTCCCGTAGGTACCGGAGTTCCATCCCCACGACAAGGAACGCTTCCTCCGCTTCAAGTTGAAGTACCGTTTCTGGGGCACATCGCTCGAAGGCACCCGGCAGGTCTTCACATACACCGAGATCCTGACCGAGGACGTGATCGAGGAGTACATCAACGACGAGTTGATCGACCAGCGCCCTAACCCCCTCGGTGTCATCCCGGTCGTCCACATCCCCAACTACACCGTCTCAGGCTCCCCCTGGGGCATCCCGGACTGCTTCGACATCATCTCGCTGAACCGCCACTACAACGAGGTGGCCGAGAACATCGCGGACATCATCAATTACCACTCTGCCCCGGTCACTATCATCACGGGCGCGAAGATCGACAACCTGGAGAAGGGCGCGAACAAGGTCTGGGCCGGTCTGCCGAAGGACGCCACCGTCACCAACCTGGAGGGCGGCTACCAGGGCCTGCAGTCCGGGCTGCAGTACCTGGAGATGCTCAAGCGGAGCATGCACGAGATGGTGGGCGTGCCGGAGACGGCGCTGGGCCAGGTGCAGCCCATCTCCAACACCTCCGGAGTAGCACTCAGCATCCAGTTCCAGCCGCTGATGAACCGGCGTGCCCAGAAGATCGTGCAGTACGGCAAGGGCCTGGAGAAGATCAACGAACTGGCCCTGCGGACCCTGGCACTGAAGGAGCCGGACCAGTTCAAGTGGAACCCGGCCACTGATACAGAGCCCGCACCCGGACAGTTGATCGAACTCGACCTGGCCGACCCGATCACCTACCAGTCGTTCGCGCACTTCCCGCCGCCGCTGCCGTTGGACAAGTTGGTCGTCCTCAACGAGATCCAGCAGAAGATGCAGTTGGGCCTGGAGAGTCGTGAGGGCGCTTTGCGTACGTTGGGCGAGGAGTTCCCCGAGGCCAAGTTGGAGGAGATCCGCGAGGAGTTGCGCGAGGACGCGATGCAGGACGGCTCCCTGCAACTGCTCAAGGCGCAGATCCAGAAGCAGATCATGGACCTCACCGGGATGCAGGTCACCCCTGACGGTCAGGCCATCCCGATGGAGCCGGTCATGGGCGCGGACGGTGACGTGATCGGGGACGGTATCACCGGCCCCAACCCCCAGATGCAGGTCAACCCGATGAGCCTGGAGTTGGAGCAGGAGATCCAGACCCAACTGGTCACCGACGCCTACGGCTCGAAGATGGCGCAGTTCCGTAGCCCTGACAAGAGTGATTCCTCGGAGTCGTAGATGACCGACCCCAACAGCCCCGAGTACATCCCCGACCGGTTCCCTGACATTCCGCTCTGGATGACCAGGCGTCATCGTCCTGGGGGACAGAAGGACGAGTTCGAGCGCGGCCGGGGCAAGGTCGTGTACGTCAGTGCCGAGGGACGGGAAGTCCCGCGTGAGGAGTACGAGCACTGGGGCGGGCGATGAGCCGCCAAGAGGCCTTCGCTGAGGGCCGGATGACCAACCGCCCCGACGCCGTGGTATTCGACATGGACGGCACCCTGACCGATGTCAGCGGCATCCGTCATCTGGTACGGGGCGGCAACCACGACTTCCACCGGTTCCACGAGGAGAGCGTCAACCAGCCCCCCAACCAGGACGTGGTGGACCTGGCCAAACAGCACGCCGCTGACGGCAAGAAGATCGTGATCGTCACGGCCCGCAAGGCCAAGTACCGCAACCACACGGCGATGTGGCTGGCCCAGAACGATGTCCCCAGTGACGCCATGTACATGCGCGGCGATAAGGACGGCCGACCGGACTACGAGGTCAAGAAGGACATCCTGTCCCGGATGAGCAACTCCTTCAACGTCGTGCATGCCGTGGACGACAACCCCAACGTCCTGAAGTTGTGGCACGAGAACGACATTCCCACCACCCGCGTACCGGGCTGGGAGGACTGAACATAGTTCAGGACACGCTGAGACTGAAGATATCGCCAAACCTTGCGTGACGATACCAATGACCATATGGAGATTGGTTGCCTGAAACTGCGGTTACGGCCGAATCCGGGTGGATGATAGGTACATGAAGGCAATCGATGAACAGGACCGCTCATACGAGGTGACTATCTCCCACGAGGACGACGGGGTCTGGGTGCGTTTCGATGACGGCTGGTCGGAGGACTCCCCCTGCTTCCTGCTGGACCGGGACTCCGCACGCGCCCTGGCCGCAGCGATCATGCCGCTCTGACCTTCCCCACCACCCCCTGTTCTGGCATGCTGGGTGGGTGAGTAGCCGCCTGTCGCCAGAGAAACATGCGGGCCATGCCCAGAAGGAACCGCCCGTTTAGGCAGACAGTGGTTATACACCACTGGTGTGCTTCAAGTGTGCCCAGGGCATCGACGCCCTACCGGAGAACACACAAGGAGCCCACCCGATGGATACCAGCGTTACCGACGCCCCCACCCCGACTGATGGACAGTCCTTCGCCGCGAACACCGCGAACACCGCGAACACCGCGAACCTCACCTACACGCCCCCGGCCACCACGACCTCGACCTTCACGGCCCCGGCCGGGTTCACCGAGGCCGACCTCGCGAAGGCCAGGGAGCAGGAGAAGGCGAAACTCTACCCCCAGATGGACCAACTGAAGACCGAGTTGTCCGAGGCCAAGTCCCAACTGGAGGAGTTCCAGAAGGCCCAGCGTGAGGCTCAGGAGCGGGCCGAGGCCGAAGCGAAGGCCAAGTCCGAGGAGGAGATGGACATCCGGTCCCTGCTGCAGACCAAGGAGCAGGAGTGGGAGCAGCGGCTGGAGGCCGAGCGCCTGGAGCGTGAGCAGGCCTTCGCGCTACTGGAGAAGGAGCGCGCCCTCTCCCAGATCACCGAGTACCGTAACGCCAAGTTGGCCGAGGTCGGGGATGACATCATCCCCGAACTGCGCGACCTGGTCACCGGCAACTCGGCAGAAGAGATTGACCAGAGTATCGCGGGACTAGTGGAACGCTCCTCCCGCATCCTGGAAGGGGCGCAGGCTGCGATGCAGCAGGCGCGCCAATCGATGCAGGGGACGCGGGTTACCGCGCCCTCGACCGAACTGGACACCAACTCGGGACAACGTCAGTTCTCACCAGAGGAGATCGCGGCCATGCCTATGGCCGAGTACCAGAAGTACCGGTCCTCTCTGCTCGGACAAGCAGCCAACAACACCAACCGGGGACTGTTCGGATAGCAACACCCACCACCCAATCCCTTACCTAAAGGAGATACGCAGACATGGCTTCTGCAATCACCGGTACTGGGTCACTGTCCGCGTCCCCGACCGCATACTCGGGCGCGAACTCGCAGTTGACCCAGGCCATCCAGACCGTCTGGTCGAACTGAGGGGTTACTAGGTACACCACGATGCGCGGAGATCGTCTCTACACCGGACCTGACCAGGAGTTGCTCTGCACCTCCTGCGAGGAGATCCGGCCGGTGAGCGACTTCGCGCTGCGATACGACACCAAAGACACGAGGGTCCGCTCCAACTGCCGGAAGTGCTTGGCGGCCCGGCAGACCCTCAAGAACCGGGAGAACCAAACCGACGCCCAGGTCTACTGGTGGAGTCGGCAACTCAAGAAGTACGGCCTCACGCCGATTACCTGGGCAGAGATCTTCAACGCCCAGGGCAAGAAGTGTGCGATCTGCCGCACTGAAGATAACGGCAAGAAGCGGTTCCATGTAGACCACTGCCACGAAACGGGCAAGGTCCGGGGAATCCTCTGCACCAAGTGCAATGTCGGTATCGGTGGGTTGAAGGATGATCCCCAAGTCGTGTACGAGGCGTACCTTTACCTCTCGCAGGCCGTCCCTGAGAGTGATCTCAGGGATTATGACTTCGCTGTATCGGTGAACCCCTCCACCAACAGTTCGCAGGGGAATACCGAGGCAACCGACACATCGGGTGCCGTAGAGACTACACGCGAGGCCCTGACTAGTTCTGACGAACGCAATGTGTATGCGCTCGCCAGTGTCAGGTGAAGATATAGTCCGATCTGCATCAATGGCAAAGATGCAGAGGCTGGCAGAAATGACCAGCCCACCGGCCTAAAGGTCGGGGGTAACAGAAATGCTAAAGAGATCCTGTTCCAGGCGATGCCGATCCTTCGCTTCGAGCAGTTCGCGGTGAAGAAGACCGAACTCGGCGTCGCGCCGGGTCTGACGGTCAACTTCATGCGGTACAACAACCTGCCGTATGCCGGGCAGTTGGTCGAGGGTGTGCGTATGCAGACCGTCGCCCTGACCGCCTCGCAGTACAGCATCACCGTGGCCGAGCACGGCTTCGGTGTGGCGGTGTCCGAGTTGCTGCTCAACGCCTCCTTCGATGACGTGATGGCCAGCGCCTCGCGTCTGCTGGGCCGCAACATGGCCCAGTACCTCGACACCCAGTGCCGCGACACCCTGCTGGGTGCCACCAGCAAGGTCTACGGCTACGACCGCTCCTCGGTCTCCGGTGCCCAGGACTTCTACAACCCCGGCACGGTCGGCACCTCGCGTGCCGGTATGACGGGCGCGTACTACCTGAGCCCGCACGCGGTGAAGGACGCCGTGGAGACACTGGCAACAAAGAACGTGCCCCGGCTGGGTGAGACGTTCGTGCTGTTCGCGCACCCGCACCAGTCGCGTCGGCTCCGGGACACGCCGGAGTACGTGGAGGTGACCAAGTACGCCGCCCCGGGGAACTTCATGCTCGGTGAGGTCGGTCGGCTGTGGGACACGGTGATCATCGAGACCACCCAGGTCCGCAAGGTCACGGGCGGTGCCGGTGTGGGCTGGACCGCTGACACCACGACCGGTGGCGTGACCACCGGTAACGGTGCCAAGGACCGCTACGACGCGCTGCTCATCGGTGACAACGCCTTCGGTCACGCGATCTCCCTCCCGGTGGAACTGAGGGATGGCGGCGTTCTCGACTTCGGTCGTGAGCACGCGCTGGCCTGGTACGCGATCTACGGTCTGGGGTTGATCACAGACCAAGCCGTGGTAACCCTCGAAACGAACTAGGGTCACCTGACAGAAGGGGTCGGACCTCACAAGGGTCCGGCCCCTTCTCCAACACACTCGCTCACTTTGCACTGACAGCATCCGACTCCCCTGAAAGCCTGGGGAGGTACGTGACACTCAATTCAAGGAGAACAATGCCTGCCAAGCCCAAGGCCCAGGACTTCACCGGTCGTCAGAAGGCCAAGTTGGAGAAGGAGCACGCCGAGGAGTTGGCGGCCCGTTCTGAAGAGATGGCTGTTGCGGCACAGGTTGAGGCCGCGCAGATCGAGAACGAGGTCATCGACGTTACTGAGCGCCCTGAGGCCCCCACCATCATCGTGGACAGTGTCGAGGAGGTTGGCGTCGATCTTGCTGATGACACCGTCATCATCCGCGTCAACGAGGACATCATCGAGATGACCTACGGCGCTGGCAACAACTACACCTTCCTGCAGGGCCGCAAGTACAAGGTCCCGCGCGAACTGGCTGGCTGGCTTGAGGAGAAGGGCTACCTCTGGCGTCAGTAACCCCCTAACTCCCCACCGTCTCCATGACTGGTGGGGTTTCAACCCCGGCCCCCTGCGTGTACCCGCCCTCCCGCGCAGGGGGTCGGCCTTTGTCCTGACCCCTCCAGCAGGTAACGGGAGAATAGGAGGGTGCTTGAGCGCGAGGAACCGTACGGCGACACCTTCGTCACCGACGTACCCTTCAGTAGGGTGCGCGAGTTCAAGCAGGCCGTTAACCAGCGACGGTCGGAGGGTCTGTACGGGGCGGGGCATGACGCGGGCATCCTGGCGCTGTTCGGCGACCCGTCACGCTACGAGGGCCGGGATGTCACCGGCTACGCCATCCACTCCAGCGGCAAAGTGCCCTACGCCACCAACTTCAACAAGAACATCGTGGACTGGGATCACACCGAGAAGATCAATCGTGTCCCGCTGACTGAGGTGGACCCACGGGGCCTGGTCGCCACCCAACCCATGGTCACTCGGGCCGGGATGGAGCATTACCTCACCGACACCACGGGCGCGCTGTATAGCGATGAGCACCAGGTATCCAACCAGTTCCCGGCCATCTTCGAGGACCAGGCCTCCGGTGAGCGGCATATCCTCACCGGACACCACCGCGCGACTGCCGCTCTACTCAAGGGCGAGCCGCTGACCGCTCGCCTGGTGCGGGGAAGACGCGCCTAGTCCGGCACCCCGGAGTGCCAGCGGGCACCCGCGAAGACCATCAGAACATCCTGCTTGCGGCGCGGCATCCCGATCAGGTCCAGCGCCTTACGCGCGGTGGGGAAGTCTGGGACGCAGACCCGGTGCGGCATCTCCAGGAAGTAGGAGGCGGCCTCAGCCGTCTCACAGAACAACGAGTCGGGGTCATCCCCCACCCATAGCCACTTGGTCACCGCCACCCTCACCAGGACAGTGTATAGCCTTCCGGCCGGGTAGGTGAGACGGGAGACTGGAGTATATGGCGACCATGCAATCCATCCTGGACCGGACCAGGCTGGAACTCGGTGACCAGCCAAAGACCTTCCGGCAGGAGTGGTACGGCGACGGTGTCACCAACCGCTGGGAACTGGACTACGCCCCGCTGGACGCCGACAGCGTGATCGCTGTGGTGGACGGCACGGATGTGTCGAACGCCTGCGAGGTGGAGGAGGCCACCGGAGTCCTGGTCTTCGATGCCGCTCCTGGTGCCGACAAGAAGGTCGTGGTGACCGGCACCTACTACCGCTACTTCACCAGCGCAGAGTTGACCACCCTCATCACCTCTGCCGTCCAGGAGCACCTCCTCCACCGGGTCAACGCCTTCAACCAGGCCGTGTCCCTGGCCACCCTGCCTGCGGTGGAGGACGGGATCGTGGCCCTGGCCGCCACCATCAAGGCCCTGTACGTTCTCGCGACTGACGCCTCGTTCGACATCGACATCCTCACCCCGGACGGTGTGAGCATCCCGCGCTCGGAGCGGTACCGGCAGTTGATGGGGATGATCGAGTCCCGGCGCGAGCAGCACAAGCAGATCTGCGAGGCCCTGAACATCGGCCCCAACCGGGTCGAGGTGTACACCCTGCGCCGGATCAGCAAGTGGACCAACAAGTACGTACCGGTCTACCGCCCGCAGGAGGTGGACGACTACTCCCAGCGGGAGCGAGTCTACATCCCGATCCCGACCTACGGAGCGACGCCGATCCCGTCCACGGCCAGCGAATGGGACCTGTCGATGGTCCAGGGCGACACGTTCAGCCAGGCCTTCGACTTCTCCATCGACCTCACCGGGGTCACGGTGAAGGCTCAGGTCCGGCTGTACCCGGAGGCTCCGGTGGTGGCTGCGGAGTTCGCGGTGTTCCTCGACAACGCCGCCCAGGGTCTCGTCACGCTGTCCCTGACCCCGACCCAGACCAAGCAACTTCCGCTACGCGGGTACTGGGCCATGCAGATCGACCAGGGCGGCACGATCACCACCGTGATGCAGGGACGGGTGTTCTGTGCCCGTGTCTAGTCCGGTCCCGGTGCCGGGGTCCGGACCTACTGTGGTCGCGGTGCCGGTGCCGGGACAGACGCCGTCAACCCCCCAGGCCGTACCGGTCTCTCCGGTGGTCGTCACCCAGGACACCTACGAGGTGACCTTCGGCGGCACCGGAGAGATCAAGGTGGATACCGGCAAGTCCCGGTGGTACGCGGGTACGGGCGGGATGCTGCGGACGGTGCGGGCCTCGGTAGCGACCCCTGCTGCAGGGTCAGACATCACCGTGGTGATCAACAAGAACGCCTCCCCGTGGGTCACCCTCGCGATCCCGGCCGGACAGTACACGGCCTCCAGCAACGTCCACCTCCCCATCCAGGCCGGTGACTACCTGACGGTGGACACCACCCAGGTCGGGAGTGTCAGTCCCGGAGAGTTCCTCACGCTATCCCTTAACCTGTCCCGCTCCTCCTGACACAAGCGGGGTCGTTTGACCCGGACAGGTGCGCCCGCTGCTTGAAACCCTGGAACCATGAGCGCACACGCCGTGATGACGGGGCCGATCAGCGGCACCGTGACCCTGCCGGACGGTCGCGAGATCGACGTGACCAGTCCGGTGATCTACGTGGGCTCTCAGCAGGACGCAGACGCGGTCGCCCACCAGATCGGACTGCGTTACGCCTCGGAGGGCCATCCGACAGACCCAGACTTCACCTACGCCGAGGAGTAGACGATGGCCCTGGCCTCCACTGCGGCAGCGAACGCCGCACTTGACGCCCTGAACACCCTGATGACCCATGTCTCGCTCCATACGGCCAGTCCTGGGACGACCGGGGCGTCCGAGAATGCGAACACAGGCAGTTACGCGCGCCAGGCGTGTTCCTGGAACTCCGCCTCGGGTGGTACCAAGACCAACTCGACCGCACTCACGTTCTCCACGGCGGGTTCGGTTCCGGTGACGCACATCGGCACCTGGAACTCGGCCACCTACGGCGGCGGTTCGTACGCCATCGGAGCACCCCTGGCGTCGAGTGTGACGGCCGCGAGTATCACTGTGGCTGCCGGAGCAATCAGTCTGGGTGCCTCCTAGTCCGATGGCTATCACGACCGGCGACGGGTACATCGGTGCCCACAAGCAGTTGGCACGCATCGTCAAGACCCAGACGGCGACGACGGTGGCCGCGCAGTGGCACACGCTGCTGGACCGCAATGGCATCCCCGGCGCCGGTTCGCTGTCGGTGGGTAACACCGCCAACGGCCTGGTCCCGACCGACGCCACGGCGGGCTTCCCGACGATCAACGCGTTCGGCGGCGGGAACACCGGCTACCTGACCGGGCTGAACTTCAGTAACAGCGTCGCCTGCCGGATGCATCTGTACGACCGACTGTTTCACGTCGGCAGCATCAGCCTGACCTCACTCGCCACGACCACGCTGACCAGCCAGCCGTCCTTCTCGTCGCGGGTGCCGGGCGGCACCGACTACACCTCCACCGAGATCTGGCTGGAGATCAACACGGCTGTCTCGGCCACCGCGACGACGGTGAGTGTCGGGTACACGAACGAGGCAGGAACAACCGGAAGGTCAACCGGCGCTACGGCCGGTCTGAACTCCTACATCACCGGCCGCCTGATCCTGATGCCGCTGCAGGCCGG